GTTTTATTCTTGATCAACAAAAGAATAAGAATGATGTGATCGATGTCAACACTAACACACCTAACCAATAACGAGTACGGGTATCTAGGGAACCCGCTCGTTAAACGAGACGGTGTTCAACAGACTTTCTCCCAAGACGAACTATCAGAATATATTAAGTGTATGAATGATGCTTCGTACTTTGCAAATAAGTACATTAAGATCATCAACCTTGATTCTGGTTTAGTTCCGTTTAGTCTTTATCCGTATCAGCAAAACATGTTCGATCATTTTAATGATAATCGATTTTCTATTGTTTTAGCGTGTCGACAATCGGGTAAGTCTATCTCATCTGTCGTGTACATTCTTTGGTATGCGATCTTTAAACCAGAACAAACGATCGCTATCTTAGCAAACAAAGGCGCTACTGCGCAAGAGATGTTAGGACGTGTTACACTTGCATTAGAAAACTTACCATTCTTTTTACAGCCGGGTTGTAAGACGCTTAATAAGAAATCCATAGAGTTCTCAAACAACTCTCGTATTGTTGCAGCAGCAACCTCTGGTAACTCTATTCGAGGTATGTCAGTTAACTTACTGTTCCTTGACGAGTTTGCGTTCGTTGAAAATGATGGTACATTCTATACATCTACATATCCTGTAATTACTTCAGGTAAAACTACTCGTGTTATTATTACATCAACAGCGAATGGTTTAGGTAATACTTTCCATAAATTGTGGGAAGGTGCAGTACAAAATACTAATGACTTTAAAGCATTCCGTGTGGATTGGTGGGACGTGCCAGGTCGTGATGATGAATGGAAGCGTCAGACTATTGCTAACACGTCTGAACTGCAGTTCGACCAAGAATTTGGTAATAACTTCCATGGTACAGGAAATACACTAATTAATGCCAATGCACTGTTGTCTTTGAAATCTAAAGAACCACTATATTCGATGAATAATGTAAACGTTTATGAAGTACCAGTAAAGAAAGATAAGGAAGACCCAGAATCTAAAGACCATAACTATATTGTATTGGTTGACGTGGCAAAGGGTAGAGGACAAGATTATTCAACGTTTAATATTATAGATGTAAGCACTAACCCATTTAGACAGGTTGCTACATTTAGAGATAACAATATCTCACCACTGTTGTTTCCTGATGTGATTTATAAATATGCTAACATGTATAATAAAGCATTAGTTGTCATAGAAAACAATGATGCAGGTCAAGTTGTATGCAATGGTTTATTCTATGATTTAGAATATGAAAATACCTATACATCTAATGGCGTTAAAGCTGATGCCATCGGTGTTTATATGGATAAGAGAACTAAGAAGATTGGTTGCTCTCATATTAAAGATTTAGTTGAGCAGAAAAAGATTGATATTGTTGATGCTGAAACTATCGTAGAGATGTCTACATTCGTTTCTAAAGGTCAATCATATGAAGCTATGACTGGTATGCATGACGATTTAATGATGAACTTGGTGATGTTTGGTTGGTTTGCGGCTACACCAATGTTTGCAGAATCAATCGATAGCGGCATGAGAGAATACATCTATGCACAGCAAATGAAACAGATAGAAGACGAAGTACTGCCATTTGGGTTTAATGATGATGGCAGAGAAGAACAAAACCCCACTCATATAGACAACGAAGGGCAGGTTTGGCGAGAATTTAATTGGCCAGAAGATCCACAACCATGAATTTCACATTAATACTATTCGCATCAGCATTTGCAATATCATCTGTCGCTGCATATTATTCTGTAGCAGGATTGGTTGCTATATTTTCTGGCGAACCGATCGCAGCTATCATAATGGGTGTAGCTTTAGAAATAGCTAAACTCGTCGCTGCTTCATGGATATATCGCAATTGGCAAACTACTGCTAGATTACTTAAATACTATTTCACCATAGCAGTATTAATACTTTCATTGATAACTTCAATGGGTATCTTTGGTTACTTATCGAAATCACACTTAGAACATAGTGTTGTTTCTGGTGGAGTATCATCACAGGTTCAACTAATAGATGATAAGATATCAACTGAAAAAGAAAATATAAGCGCTGCAAGAAAAGCGTTAAAACAATTAGATGAGTCAGTAGACCAAACGATGGCTAGATCTACTGATGAAAAGGGTGCAGAAAGAGCTGCATCTTTAAGACGTTCACAACAGAAAGAACGTCGTACACTTTTAGCCTCGATTGATGAGTCACAAAAGACAATTGAAAAACTTAATGTAGAGAAGGCACCTATTGCTGGTGATCTGAGAAAGATCGAAGCAGAAGTTGGCCCGATAAAATACGTTGCAGAGTTGATCTATAGTGATTCGTCAGTTGAGGTTATTGATAAAGCAGTTAGGTTAGTAATTATACTAATCATCTGTGTATTTGATCCATTGGCTATTTTACTGTTGATAGCTGCAAATATGGAAATGAGGAAAGGTACTCCTCGTGCAAGTACCACAACAGAACAGAAGGAGGAGAAGATCGTGGAAAAACGACCCTCTGGAACATCGAGAACTTTACCTATAAAACCTAAAAAACCTAAAAAGCCTAGTCTTCCAAAAAGGACAAAGCCTATGGTACCAAAAAAGAAACCGAAACCAGTTCCTAAGAAAAAACCAGTTCGTAAACCCAAGAAAAGTACAGTTGGTGCTACACCTGGATTAGATGATGTTATCACGATTAAGAAGAGCACGGTATATCGCTTCGATGGCTAGAAATCCAGAAGTTATAAATATATGCAGAAGTGATAAATTCTTATTATGGCACATATTATGCTCTCAACAATCCATATTAACTTAAAATCGAGGTAGAGAAAAATGGCTTTTCAAGTTTCTCCTGGCGTAGCAATACGCGAAATCGATCTTACTAACGTTGTACCTGCAGTCTCTACTTCAATTGGAGCTACTGTAATTACAGCCTTAAAAGGTCCGATAGAGGAGATTATAACCATTACTTCAGAGAAAGAACTGGCAGACACATTTGGTGTGCCTACAGATGATACAGCGCAATACTTTTTTAACGCTGCAGCTTTCCTAAAGTACGGTAATAATCTTAAGGTGGTCCGTGTCGCTGGCTCTGGTGCATTAAATGCAACAGCTGGAGTATCAACTGCAGGTACTGGACTTTTAATCAAAAATAAAGATCATTATGAAAACGATTACGAAGATGGCTCAGCAACCCAAGGTTGTTTTGCTGCACGTGATGCTGGTGATCTAGGCAATTCAATCTCAGTTGAATTCGTAACTAATGCTACATCATATGCAGCATGGACAGATTGGAAAGATCAATTCGATACTGCTCCTGGTACATCTGATTATGCATTAGCTAAAGGTGGTACTGCAGACGAAATGCATATCATTGTATACGACAGATCAGGTTACATCACTGGTGTTGCTGGTACAGTACTAGAAAAATTTGCTTTTGTGTCACAAGCACGTGATGCTAAGAAATTTGATGGTACATCAAACTACTATAAAGAAGTTATTAACGCAACATCTAAATATATTTGGTGGTTAGATCATTTATCTACATTAACAAATGCCGGTTCATTAGCTTCAGAAAACTTTGCAACGGTTGATACTGTTTACAGTAAAGATCTTGCTGGTGGTGCTGATGGCAGTGCAGTTGATGAAGGTGATATCGATGATGGCTTCCAAGTATTCAACGATGCAGAAACCGTTGACGTCAACTTATTGATTGGTGCACCGACTCTTGCTTCAACAGCAGGCGAAACTCAAGCAGCTAACTTAATCGCGATCGCAGAAAATCGTAAAGATTTAATCGCGTTCGTCTCTCCTCCAATCAGTGCAACGGCAGCATCGACAACACAAAAAGAAGATGTTATCGACTTCGTTGACACACTAACATCAACGTCTTATGCAGTTGTAGATTCTTCAGCATTGAAGATTTATGACAAGTATAATGACGTATATCGCTGGATCCCAGCAGCTGGTCATATGGCCGGTCTTTGTGCTAATACAGACGAAGTTGCTGACGCTTGGTTCTCACCAGGTGGCTTCACTCGTGGTCAGTTATTAGGTGTAACAAAGATTGCTTTCAATCCTAAGAAAGCTGAACGTGATGATTTATACAAGAGACGTGTAAATCCAATCGTTTCTTTCCCAGGTGAAGGTACAGTATTATTTGGCGATAAGACTCTTCTAAGTAAACCTTCTGCATTCGATCGTATTAACGTACGTCGTTTGTTTATCATCTTAGAAAAAGCTATCTCAACTGCTGCTAAGTATCAGTTGTTCGAGCTTAACGACGAATTCACTCGTGCTATGTTCCGTAACATGACAGAACCTTTCCTCAGGGAAATTCAAGGTCGTCGTGGTATTACAGACTTCAAAGTAGTTTGTGACGAGACAAACAACACCGGTGAGATCATCGACAGCAACCAGTTTGTTGCAGATATCTACATCAAGCCAGCACGTTCTATTAACTTTATTACTCTGAACTTCATCGCTACTCGTACAGGCGTTGACTTTGCAGAAATCGGAGGTTAATCATGGCTATTTTAGGCGTAGATGATTTTAAATCAAAACTAGTTGGCGGCGGTGCACGTCCCAATCTGTTCAAGGCAACAGTTAACTTTCCAGCTTATGCTGGAGGTGAAGTTGAATTGACAAGCTTTATGATTAAAGCTGCTCAATTACCAGCATCTGTTGTTGGCACAGTATTGGTTCCTTTCCGCGGTCGTCAATTAAAGATTGCCGGAGATCGTACATTCGATCCATGGACAATCACAGTAATCAATGATACCGACTTTAAAGTGCGTAATGCATTTGAGCGTTGGATGAACGGCATCAATCAGCATCGTAACAATACAGGTTTAACAAATCCTATTGATTATCAAGCTGACATGCAAGTTGCTCAATTAGATAAAGCAGGAAATGAAGTGAAAGTGTATAACTTCCGCTCAACATTCCCAACAGCTGTATCTGCAATTGAGTTGTCATATGATTCAGTAGACGTAATTGAAGAATTCCAAGTAGAACTTCAAGTTCAATACTGGGAATCTGATACAACGTCTTAATTAAACGTTGGTAAATAGAAGGAGAGGGGAAACCCTCTCCCTCACTTTGTTATTATAAAGGCATAAAAATGGAATTATTCGGCTTCGAAATATCACGTAAAAAGCAAGAAGAAGAACAAGCGAAGAAACAGTCGTTTGTTGCACCTGACATTGATGACGGTGCGACCGTTGTTTCTGAAGGTGGGTACTATGGTCAATACGTAGATATCGAGGGCACTAAGGCTAAGGATGACTCGGACTTAATTAAAAAGTACCGCGAGATCTCTCTTTATCCTGAGTGTGATGCTGCCATCACGGATATCGTTAATGAAGCTATCGTAGCTGATGATGATGTTCAACCCGTTGATATTATTACTGATGATATTAAATATCCAGACACAATTAAAAAATTAGTTAAACAAGAGTTTGATAATGTAGTTAAGTTATTAAAGTTCAACTATCAATCTCATGATATATTCCGCAAATGGTATGTTGATGGTAGAATATACTATCACATGATCATCGATGAAAAAAATCCTAAAGCAGGTATCTTAGAATTACGTCCAATCGATTCTATTAAAATTCGCAAAGTTCGTTCAGTTATCGAAGAAAAAGATAAAGCGACTGGTGCGAAGATGGTAAAAGGCTTTAACGAGTTCTACATTTATAATGATTCATTGATGGGTAACTATGCAAATCCAGGAGGATTTGGTGGTCCTCGTACACAAGGGCTTAAGATTTCTAAAGACTCTATCGTTCATGTTCCATCTGGACTGATCGATAGTACTTCTAAGAAGATGCTTTCATATCTCTATAAAGCATTAAAACCTGTAAATCAATTGCGTATGATGGAAGATTCATTAGTCATCTATCGTATGGCTCGTGCACCAGAACGTCGTATATTCTATATCGATGTAGGTAATTTGCCCAAGGGTAAAGCTGAATCATATCTTCGCGATATCATGGCAAGATATAAGAATAAGATTGTTTATGATGCTACTACTGGTGAGATTAGAGATGATCGTAAACACATGGCTATGTTGGAAGATTTCTGGTTACCACGTCGTGAAGGTGGTAAAGGTACTGAGATCTCTACACTACCAGGTGGTGAAAACCTTGGCCAAATCGAAGACATCATTTACTTCCAGAAAAAACTATATCGTTCATTGAATGTTCCTATGTCACGTATGGAATCTGAATCAACAGGTTTTAACTTGGGTCGTTCTAATGAGATATCAAGAGACGAGTTAAAATTTCACAAGTTTGTAAGTCGTTTACGTAAGAAGTTCGCTGACTTGTTTATGCAAGTCTTAAGGTCACAATTGATCTTAAAAGGTGTTATCTCAAGAGAAGATTGGGAAAGCATCAAAGAAGATCTAATCATTGACTTTAAGAAAGATAACTATTTCGCAGAACTCAAGAATAGCGAGATCTTAAGAGAGCGTATGCAGACACTAGCATTAGTTGATCCTTTTGCTGGCAAATACTATTCACAGATGTGGATCCGTAAACACATCCTTCAACAGTCTGACCAAGATATTGAAGAGATGGATGCTCAGATGGAACAAGAACCTCCATCACAACAAGAGCTAATGATGATGCAACAACAACAGGCTGAAGCGCCTGCTGAACCAACCCCTGATCAACCTGCTAATCCTTTGTTAGCGACTGATCAAAATACGAACGCGTGAAAGCGCAATATTTTATAAATATATTGAAAGAAGGCAATGATGAGTGAATTAGCAAATGATTTGTTAGACGCTATCGCATCTGGTAACCAAGAACAAATGCGTGCTAGATTTGATGGTGTTATGAATAATAAGATTAATGATGCCCTTCAAGCTAGGAAGATCGAGCTTGCCCAAAGCATTTATGGCCAGGTGCAAGCGAAGGCTGAACAAGAAGAAGCTCTTCCAGTTGATGATGCTGAAGTAGAAGAACAACCCGAAACGGTAGCATCTGAAGATGGAACTAAAGAAGCTTAAGGATATTCGTGAAAGCGGAAAGATTTTATTAAGTCTTCCTGCTGGCACAGATAAAGTCGAGGTCAAAGAGACTCTCGGCATGTATTACATTTATATAAACGACCAAAAGGTGGAAACCTTTAGGACTAAAGAAACGGCTTTAGAAGTTGCTAATGAAGCAGCTCAAGCTTTAGGGACATAAGAATGAAACTAATTACAGAACAAATTGATTCAGACATTCAGGTTATAACTGAAGCTAAACAAAACGGATCTAAAGACTTCTTTATTGAAGGCATCTTTATGATGGCTGATTCGAAAAATCGTAATGGTCGTGTATATGAATCCAAGATTTTAAAACCTGCTGTTGAAAAATATATTCAAGAGCAAGTTAAACAAGGTAGAGCTGTTGGTGAACTTAACCATCCTGATGGCCCAACAATTAACCTTGACAAAGTTTCTCACCTAATTACAGACCTTCGCTTTGAAGGTAATAATGTAGTAGGTAAGGCAAAAATCCTAAACACACCTATGGGTCAAATCGTAAAAGGTTTGCTTGAAGGCGGTGTAAAATTAGGAGTATCATCTCGTGGTATGGGTAGTCTTGAGGAAAGAAACGGTTCAAACTATGTGAAAGATGATTTTCACTTAGCTACTGTTGATATCGTTCAAGATCCATCTGCTCCGGCTGCTTTCGTTAACGGAATCATGGAAGGTGTAGAATGGATTGTAGAGAACGGTATTTTTAAACCTCAAGAAATTGAAAAGATTGAGACTGAAATTAAGAGAACGCCAAAGGCTCAGCTAGCTGAAGCTCAAGTACGTGTTTTCCAACATTTCCTCTCTAAACTTTAACACTAAGGAGTGATTTGAATGTCACAACAAGATCTTAACAAAGATCAACTAGACGACGTAAAGCTTAGTGATGAACAACTCGTTGAAGTTTCTGAGGAACTAGCTGAAGATGCAGCAGCAACTATTGATCCAAAGGGAGACGCTAAGTCTGCCAAATTTGGTCAAGGTGCTGACTTCCAAGACGACAAGGCTAAAACCCTTGCTGATCTAGGAGCTACTAAGACAGCTGAAGCCCCTAAAACTAAATCGGGTATCATTGCTGCAACAGTTGAAAAATTGTCTAGCTTGAAAAAAGAAGATCTTCAAGTTAT